GCACTTCAACTTGTAATTTCTTTTTACATTATGGAACAGGAGTTATGACAGTACCTAGTGATGGCTCTGTGACTACTGCTAAACTTGGAGATGGCTCTGTGACTTCTGCTAAGTTAAGTGCTGGTAAAGTTTTGCAAGTTGTAAGTGCTACTAAAACAGACACACAATCATTTAGTTCATCATCTTTTTCTGATATTACAGGATTATCTTTATCTATTACTCCATCATCTACTTCATCTAAAATTTTAGTTTTTGGTTATGCAATGGTTGCTTGGGATAGTGCTAATGCTAAAATTGGAATAAACTTAGTAAGAAATACGACTAATATTTTAATTGGAGATGCCGCTGGTAGCAGACAACGACTAACAGGATTTTTATATCTTGGAACAACTTGTACTTCAGTTTTTCCATCAGCATTTAATTATTTAGATGCACCTTCAACAACGTCAGCAACAACATATAAAATTCAAGCAAGTTCATTAGATAATACTGGTAATGTTTATGTAAATCGTTCTTTTAACGATACAGATAATTCAACATTTGCAAGAACAGCATCAACAATAACAGCTATGGAGATTTCAGCATGATAGAAAAAGCAATAAAAAAAATAAATCCTAATGCAGAATTTAATATTAATGCAGATGATATAAATCAAATTACTTGGTTAAATGGAACAACTCCAATATCTAAAGAAGATATTGAAGCTATGATACCAGTTGTAGAACAAGAATTAAAAGACGCTGAACAAACAGCAATAGATAAGAAAGCATCTGGCAAACAAAAACTAAAAGACTTGGGATTAGATGATGACGAAATCCAAGCATTAATAGGAGTATAACAATATGGCATTAATTACATTAGGAGCAAATTCTGGTAAAGGAAAGGTTTTGCAAGTTCAAACATCTTTCACTTGCACAAGTAATGTTAATACTACAAATACAAGTTATACTGATACTGGTTATTCGGTAGCAATAACACCATCAGCTACTACAAGTAAAATACTTTTATATTTTCAATCAACAATACAGTCTTCTGGTGGTAGAAATTCTTTAACTTTTAATAGGTCTGGTTATGGTGATTTGCATGGAGATATATCAAGTGCAAATAATATTGTTAATTATGAAAATACTAGTCCAAATGGAAATAGCACAGCAAATATGATGTATATTGATTCTCCAAGCACAACTTCAGCAATTACATATAAAGTAAGATTTAAAAGTGCTGGTGGTAATACTATTTATTTAGCTGGACATGATAGTTCTGCACAAATTTTATTCGCAATGGAGATAGCACAATGATTATAAAAGCAATACTTAAAATAAATCCTAACGCATTGGTGACTGTTAGAGGAGATGATATTAACACTTGTGAAATAGAATGGCACAATGGAACAACACCTATACCAGTAGCTGACATAGAAGCTAAGATGACAGAACTACAAGCAGAGTATGACGCTAACGAATATCAAAGAGAAAGAGCAACTGCCTATCCATCAATACAAGAACAGTTAGATATGCAATACTGGGATAAGGTTAATGGTACTACTAACTGGGAAGATGCCATTGCTAAAGTGAAAGCAGATATAGCTAAACCATAATGCCTAGAAAAAAGATGACTTCAAAAGAATATAGCGAAGTCGCTACTGGAGTTAGACTTTCATCACATGAGAAACTCTGTGCTGAAAGAATGAATAATATTCTTAAATCAATAGAAGAAATGAGAAAAGAAATTAAATCGTTAAGACAAGATGTTTCTATGGGTAAGGGTGGACTTAAAGTTATCTTAACTATCGGAACAATAATTGTTGGAATACTAGGTTATTTTAACTTTAAATAATTACAAATACATTATTGAATGAAATTTATACTAGCGTTTAGTATTTGCTCTGCAATTACTGGATTTTGTAACAACACTGCAACTGTACCAACAGAATACAACAGTTGGACTGAATGTGTAAATGGTGGTGCAAAAATAATAACTACATTTACAGAAAGATACGAAAAAAAAATGAACGAAGAAAAATTATACGTTTCATATTTTTGTAACGAAATCAAAAACGAAAAAATTTAAAGAGGAGACAACATGATAATATATGGTTACACGCCAAAAACTTGGTTTAACAAAATAAAAATATACTGGCAAAATACAGATAAAAAACTTTTTACCTTATTTGTAATCTGGTCAGCAATCTTGTGGGCTATGTAAGATGTGGTTAACATTATTAAAAAATCCTCTTACTAAAATTATAGCAGAGAAAACATTTGGTGCTATTCAGCATAAATTACAAAAAGATAAAATTGTAAGAGAAAAAGAATTAGATGCGGCATCACAAATATCGATAGAACAAATTAAACAACAAGAACATTCGTGGAAAGACGAGTGGTTGGTAGTTTTCTTTACACTATTAATGGCTTGTCATTTTATTCCGTACACACAAGACGCAATGGAACGAGGTTGGTCAATATTACAAACTGCTGACCCTATGTTCTGGTACATCATCTTAACAATCGTAGGAGCATCATTTGGTGTTACTACAATGAATAAACTTAAAAAGAAATAATGGATAAGTTTATCTATTCACTGCTTTCTTGGATAGATGAACGTATGAATTTTTTGAATAAGATTGTAGATGATGTCTACACTTTCGACTTTCCTAATTGCAAACGAAAGAAAAAACATGAAAATAAGCGAAAACACTAGCGTTGCTATGCCAATTAAGAACATGATTGGTATTGTTATAGCAGTAGCAATGGGTGTATTTGCATACACAGAAGTAACAGCAAGGTTAACTTCGTTAGAGACTTCAAGAGAACTATTTGAAAACGATTTATTAAAGAAAAGTTTACAAGTCCCTACAGACCAAGAACAGTTCATGCTTATCGAGCAGTTATACGTTGATGTAGAAAAATTAACTGAAAATCAAGAACAAAATATGACTAACAAAGTCAACATTGAGTTTTTAAAAACGCAATTAGAAAAAGCGTTAAACGATATTGAAGATTTAAAAGACAAAGTAAGAAGAAACGGAAACGGAGGACACTGATGATTGAAACTGTAGTAGCTCTTCTTATGATTGTTAACAACGAAATAAAAGAACACAGAATACAATCATCTATGTCTGAATGCCTTAAAGGTAGAAGAATTGCTTTGAGACAAGCAGATGACAATGTTGACTATCAATGTATCAAATCAAAAGCAGAACTAGAAGATAACATTGACGGAAGTAAATCAATTAAAAAATTAATACTTGAGTAATGGCTAAAAAATTTAAAGATTTTGTTGTTAGAGAGAAACCAAAGAAAAGAGTACGAACACACAAGAAAAGGTTAAACAAAAATGAAAAACGAGACTATAAAAAATACAACCGACAAGGAAGACCCCAATAAAATAGAAACAGTCTTAAAAGAGTTACCACAACTATTGGTAAACCATGCTTATAAGAAATTAAAATCTGGAGAAGATTTAACAGCTTCAGAAATGAAAGTATGTTTAGAAGTTTGTAAAACATACAGTAAAGAACCTTTGGCTAAAAAAGAAGATAACATTTTAGACGAAGTACCATTTGATGATGGATAAACGATTAAAGAATTTTAAAAATTTTTTGTATTTGTGTTGGAAGCACTTAAACCTGCCTAACCCTACACCTATACAATTCGATATTGCAGATTACTTACAGTCAAACGAAAAGAGACTTGTAATAGAAGCATTTAGAGGCGTTGGTAAGTCTTGGATTACCTCTGCCTTTGTCTGTCATCAATTACTTCTTAATCCACAAAAAAATATTTTAGTAGTATCTGCTAGTAAAACTAGAGCAGATGACTTTAGTACCTTTACACAAAGGTTAATTGGAGAGATGCCACTATTACAACACTTGATACCTAGAGATAATCAAAGACATTCTAAAGTATCATTTGATGTAGCACCTGCTACAGCCAGTCATGCACCATCAGTTAAATCTATGGGTATCACAGGACAGTTAACAGGTAGTAGAGCAGACATTATCATTGCTGATGACGTTGAGAGTGCTAATAACTCCCAAACGCAGTTAATGAGAGATAGATTAGGTGAGACTGTAAAAGAATTTGATGCAATCATTAAACCTAACACTGGAAGAATTATATTTCTTGGTACTCCTCAAAATGAGATGTCATTATACAACTCATTAGAAGAGAGAGGATTTAAGACAAAGATATGGACTGCACTTGTACCTAATCCTACACAAAAGATTAGTTATGGTCACAAACTTGCAGACATCATACAAGGTAAAGAAGGTGAACCCACAGACCCCAAAAGGTTTGATGCGGTAGACCTTATGGAAAGACTATCATCTTATGGTCGTTCTGGTTTTAACTTACAATTTATGTTGGACACGAGTTTGTCTGATGCAAATAGATACCCTCTAAAGTTAAACGATTTAATTGTAGCTTCAGGTTGCTCTACATGGAAAGAAGCACCTGCTAAGATACAATGGGCTTCGTCACCAGAGCAAATGAAAGCTATAGACCCTGATATTCCCAATGTGGGACTTAAAGGTGATTATTTTGTAGCTCCTATGATGATGAGCGAAGAATTTACGGCATTTGAAGGCACAGCAATGTCTATTGACCCTAGTGGTCGTGGAGAAGACAAAACAGCGTATGCGGTGCTTAAAATGCTTCATGGAGTGCTTTATCTGACCGCCATAGGCTCATTAGATGGTGGTTATTCAGAAACTACTATGGCAAGGCTGTCTAATATCGCAAAGAAACATGATGTGAACTATGTGGTTATTGAGAGTAACTTTGGTGATGGTATGGCAACCCAGTTGTTAAAACCTGTCATGGCAAAGATACACCCATGCGAGATAGAAGAAGTTAGACATAATACACAGAAAGAAAAACGTATTATAGACACACTAGAGCCTTTGATGAACTCACACAGGTTAGTTGTAGATGACGTACTGATACACGAAGATTTTAAGAATGAACCAGACCATCAGTTGTTTAGACAAATGACAAGGCTGACTAGAGACAAAGGTTCTCTAAGACATGATGATGCCATTGATGCTTTAGCTATGGCGGCTAAGTATTGGGTAGACAGAATGGATAGAGACCAAACATTATCATATAATCAACACAAAGAAGAACTGTTAGACCAAGAATTAGAAAAATTTATGGAACACAGTATAGGAAGGACACCAAGAAAAGACAGATGGATATAGAACAAACAAAAGAAGCCGTTAAAAAAGAAGAAGGCTACAGATTAGAAGTTTATAAGTGTACAGAAGGACATCTTACAGGTGGCTATGGACACAAAATGTTAGAAGGTGAAGTAGCACCTACAGACCACGCAGGTTGGCTAGTATTATTTGAAAGAGACTTTGCTAGAGCTGTAACTGGTGCTGATGATTTATTAAAGATATGTCCTGATATTAATGACAGTGCAAGGAACATTGTGGTTGAGATGGTGTACCAAATGGGTGCTTATGGGGTGTCCAAGTTTAAGGGTATGCTTAAAGCATTACAAGAAGAGGACTACAAACAAGCTAGTGTGGAGATGCTAGATAGCAGATGGGCTAAACAAACGCCTAATCGTGCTAATCGTATGGCAGAACGCATGGCGAATATTTAAGAGAAAAATCTGAGGGGGTATATGATATACACAGGACGGCAGTTTCCCCCGTATGCGTTGCGTGTGCGAGTGCAAAAGAACCAAAAAACAAGGTATTAAAGGCGTTTTTAACTATATAAGGATAGCATGTCCTTTGCGTGTGTTGTGCGTGGGCGTACATTTTTTTATTTTCGCCTGTGCTTGAGCTAGTCTGTTTTTTTAGTTTGGCGGGTGGGCGTGTGCGTTGCTCTCTTTAAGTTCCACACAAAGCAACACCCAAAGCACCACCACAAGCACCACCACAAGCCACACAGAGCCACGCACAGGCACGTTTGCAGGTCAACGCAGGGCAGAGGGTCAAAGGAATTACAATCACTAAAGTTACACTATTAGATGAGAGCAAAAAAAAGAAGATACTCTGTGTATCTCTTAAAGTATCTCATTAAGTATAAACCAAAGGACAACCAACAGACAACAAAGGATACATTCATTACTAATGATACAAAGGAAAGACTGGTTAAAGACTGACAAGGGTAGAGCCTACAAGCAGAGAACCAACAAGAATTACAGACAAAAGAAACAACAGACAAAGAAAGACAATTTAAAAGTTAATAAGTCTTTTGAGTTTCATTTCCCTTGTGGTGTTACTTTAAAAGATTAACTATCCACACATAGCATCTTATTCTATCCCACATAATCCTATTAAATCCCATAAACTCCTATAAATACTGCTATTATTGGTCAATATGTCCATTTTGAGTCAAATCAATAAATAAGTTGTTGCAATCCATATCTGCATATGTATAAGACTAATTATAACGTTTTTTTAAAATTTTTTTATCTAGCACAAAAAAAATACTGCCAAAAGCGGTTCAATCCTTATTGGGTTCAATCTGGGCTAGTTGTCTTTAAAGCTTTTGGAAACTCCACTCGCAGGTGGGAACGGCTCTTGACTGAGATAAGCCCCTGCAATTTTGCGGTTGTCTGCAATTACATATTGCACTGACGAGGCGGAGCAACGCCGAAACAATCAACAACGGAGTACACTATGAATAATCAAGAATTAAGAAAATCAATTTTAAATAAAATTAACAAAGCAAAAACAGTCTATGTTCATAATGGATTTACTGAATTTTATTTCAAAACTATCAAAGCTGATTTATTAGAGATTTTTAGAAAAAATTATAAAAGTTTATCGGAAAGCGTTAAAGACGGGACAACTCCTAAATATTACTTGGACAATTATTTAGAAGAGTTTGACACTCAATGTTCAATACATGAAGAGAGTGGAGATTTGTATTTCAATTAATTTGCAAATGTTTGGAGTGGCGTTCTTGCCACTCATTATGATTGTCTGTCATTTTATATGGCACTGACGAGGACACAGAACACAGTCCGAAACAATCAACAATCAATCAACAACGGAGTTAATAACTATGAACGTAGAACCAATATATAGTGAAAGAAGTGGAAGACCAGTTGCAAATCAAAATATTATACATGATGATTTCGGCAATTCATTCTTTCAATCATACAATACAATTATTGCAAAAAAGAATTTTGATTGTATTACGCTTGATAAAAATTACTGGGACTATTCAGTAACTACAGGCAAATACAGAAATAAATTTCTTAATGAATGTATTGCTGACACTAGAAAAAAGATTAAAGCAGGTCTTTATAAACTGGCAGACTTAAACGGCTCAAATAATGTAATTGAGGAAGATTTAAAAAACCAGTATTTCCAAAAGTGGAAAGACGAAGAGGCGGACAAAGAACAACAATTCAGAGATGAAAGACTTGCAGAGCGTGACAGATTAAACAACGGATATACAAAAGGCGGTCACTAATGACAGTTAAAGAGTTAATCGCAAAATTAAAAAAGATGCCACAAACAAAAGAGGTTTATTTTTTCTCGCATGACAATGAAAGACTGTATGGTCTGGATAATGGTGTTTGGAATATACCTAACGAAAAAACAAAAGGCTCTTCACCTAATTGGGTGGAGATAGCAGGGAGGATAATGTAAATGAACTTATTAATCAGACAAATATTATACAAGTTTCACATGCTATTCACTGACGAGCATGAGATTGAAAAAAGGGTACGACTTATCGTTAAGTATGACCCTTTGAACGTGTTAAAATAATAATAAACAATCAGCAACACTGACGAGCATTTTATATGCGAAACCAAGTCGGCAGGTTTAGGGCGTAGCCTAAACTTGTATATCTGGCTTGGTCTGTTGCAGTTGCAACTAATCAACAATCAACAATAGGAGTACCACACATGCAAATTAGAAAATGTGTTCAGCGTATTCAAAGGGCGGAGGCTATTTCAAAATTTAAAGATGAAGTAGCAAAAAAACTGCACTTTGACAAATACGCAAAGGCAACAGGGACAGAGAAACTCAAACTGTTTCATGTTGCTATAGCTGAAGGTTGGCTTTAATAAAACTTGATGATTGGACTAGGTTGTCAAATCATAGAGGGTGAACTTGAAGAGGCTAAAATAAATGCTATAGGCTACACCAAGCAGGGACGCTCTCTGCTTGATAGCCAAGAGCCTATATTTACTGAGGCACTTGCAGAAATGGAAGTTTTATCTGCTGAAGATAAACTAGAAATCTTGCAGAAAAAATACTTCAGTAAATATTAAAATTAACGCCGTTTGGTTCTAGGACTAGACGGCGTTTTTTATTTATCAACAATCAACGGAGTAAAACATGAAAACAATTAAATATGACAATATGAATATTCAGTTGCCATTTAAATTAAAGTCAACAGAATGTGATGAAATAACAACTGAACAAGTCACAGTGCAAAAATATGTTCCTGCAAATAGAACGCACTTAAATTTGACTTTGCCTAGATTTGCTAATGGTGTTTATCTAGCAATTTTGAATGCCAAAGTTAATGGAAACAATAAAAAAGCTAATAAAGGTATAAACTGGTTTAAAGAGTATTTCCCTTATACTGCAACTATGCTTTTTAATTAATCAACAATCAACGGAGTGAAACATGGAAAAACAAGAATATACAATTTATAAACATTGCATGAATTTCAATGATGGCAGTATAGACACTTATTATCTTTTTAGTGATATTCCACAAAGAAGTACCATAGGCGGTATTCCTACAACTATAAAAGGTTTGTTTATTGCTACTGATAGGAAAGCCATTAATAGAGCAAGAAAAATTATGAAAGATAAAACGGCAAAAATCATAATTAAAAAATTATAAAATGTCTGGTTTTAAATCTTATAAAATACGAGACGGCGTGCATATCCCCTCCAAGAAATATAAGGAGGGGTGGGACGCTATATTCAACAAAAAGAAATCAACAAAAGGACTAGACGGTGAATTGGAAAATCAAAAAACAGGTACTATCATTTCTGGTAAAAACAAGGTCACTAAAAGAGTATGACGAATTAACTCCGCATAGGGTCGGCTTTAAGGCAGTGCAGTTAATAGAGAATATTATTGAGGCAAAGACACCCCCAATAATTACACTTACAAACGAGATACAAAAATCAACTGAAGAGCAAAACTGACGAGGTTTCAATAGCCGAAACGCCTTCTAAGGACTAGACGGCGTATTTTGCATGTTAATAACGCATAAATTCTTCTTGTACATACTATGTGCGACAGGATAGCATACGTTATAAAAATAACACATAAGCAAAAAGAAAGGAGAAACATGAGAAAACATATAATATATACGTTTAACAATGCGTGGTGTAATCAATTATTATTAATGCCAAATATAACTTAAAAAAGGAGTAAAAATGACAATAAATTTTATTCTTTTTAAAGTCTATATTGAAAAATATAGTAATTGGAGTAATCTTAAAGTGAGTAAGGATAAATACGAAACAATAGCTGATTTTGGCTATTGGCGATTTTATTTATCTTAATCTTTAACATGATAATGTTATCATGTAGAAACAAGAAAGAAAGAAAGGACAAAAATGAGTAGCGGAGTAAATCTATTAAAAATAATAGAGGAAATGCGAAAGTTTGATACGCAAATAGAGGCACAGGCTATTGCTGTGTTTTTATTTGTTGCAGTACATGGTGGACGAGACGGAATTGCCATGCAAACTATAAGTGAAGAGTTAGACATATCTCAATCTTCAGTGTCACGAAATGCCTATAAGTTAGGGGACATTAACAGACACAAAAAGATTGGCGTAGGTCTATTAGAGACTTTTGAAGACCCAATGGAAAGACGTAGAAAACTTGTGCGTCTTACATCAAAAGGCAAAAGAGTTTATAACACTCTTTTGAGTTGGGTTAAATAACAATGAAAAGCGGAGGTATAAATGCAACAACGAAATGTAAAGTTGTTAACGGAGATACACCGCAAATTAACACTTAAAGGTTGGGAGAAGTTGCAATCTAAACGAGCCGAGAAAGTAATTGAAATGCTTGGTAAGGGAATGCTTGTGACTGAAGTTAACGATACCCACATTGAAAACATTGTGGACACGTTAGAAGACAGGGGTTTTGCTCCTGCTACTATCAATCGTTATCTTTCATCAATCAGTAAGATGTTAAGGTTTGCTAATCAGAGACAGTCTATTTATCATCTTGATAGAATGCCTCATATTGAATGGCAGACAGAAAACAATGGTAGAGAACGATACCTTGAACCAATGGAAGAGCAAGAAATTATCCGATTGTTAACCGAGTGGAATATGGTTGACTATTTGGAATTTTATTTGTTCTTAATTGATACAGGTATGAGACTAGGCGAAGCGTTATCTATTAAGAAGTTGATGGTTCATAACAACAATGGAAACTATGTTGTTAACTTACCTGCTAGTGTTACTAAGAATGGTGAACCTAGAGGTATTCCACTAACAGAACGTGCTAAGTCTATTGTTCTTAAATTGTTAATAAAAGCGGAAAGAAACGACCTTGTGTTTTCACATCTAAAGTATTGGACTTGTGAAAATACTTGGAGACGTTTGCGTAAAGCAATGAACCTTGAAGATGACAAAGAGTTTGTCATTCATTGCTTGAGGCACACTTGTGCAACACGTTTAGCACAATCTGGTAAGGTTGAATTACACATGATTGGTCAAATGTTAGGTCACAAGTCGTGGAAGATGATAAAAAGATACTCTCATTTAATACCAAATAACTTAATGGGAGCAGTAAATGTTCTTAACGGAATAAATAAATCCGCTTAAGAATAAGTCGTGATATGAGGATAGTTGTAAAGTTAGTAATGACAATGTTAGTAATAATGGCGTATACAGGTGTGCATAGGTGCAATAGGATTTGCAATCCTCTGCGTAACCATTCCGCCACGTTGCCCCAAGATTGTTTTTACAAGTAAACTCAACAACTATTCTCTATCACAACCAAAACAAAATAGCAAAGGAGTGAACCTAATTTGTAGGTCATTCCGCAGTTGCATCAATCAACAAACAGGAGAATACATGAAGATATTAGAAATAATGCCGACCTACCAAGACCAAGTGCAAACCGAAAAGATGTCCGCCGAACTTGGAATGAATAGGACAAATAAGAGGAGGCTCTCACACATTGAACGTTCAGAAGAAAGCGTCACATCTTACGGAAAAGTTATTGTAGCAAATACAATACGTCCACTAGCAATAGCCATTGCAGAATGGGTTGAACAATCAATAGCCAATGTTCATTCTAAAACACCCATTGCTCTCAAATATATATCCCAAGTAGACCCAAAAATTGTAGCATTGATAACTGCGAAACATGTAATCAATACTATTACTAATACTAAAAATCTTACTGCTACTGCTATAACTTTAGGTGGTCGTGTTGAAACTGAAATTAGTCTTAAAAATTTTAAAGGACTAAACCCAGAGCTATACGAAACTGTTAAAAAAGATTTAGATAAAAGGTCTTGGAACTATAATTACAAAAGACGTAAGTTAAGAGAAAGTGCCAAAAGAGACGAAGTTATGAGGTGGGAAGAATGGACTACCACTGAAAGATTGCATGTTGGAATGGAGTTAATATCTTTGTTAATTGAAAGCACAGGTCTTGTAGAAATAACTACTGAACAGCATAAGCATAAAACTGTCAAAGTTATTAAACAAACGGCTAAAACTAAAGAATGGATAGATAATCGTAATAAGTTTAACGAACTACTAAACCCAGAGTATTTGCCTATGGTAATGCCTCCTAAAAGCGTAATAGACGGCAAAGTTACAGGTCATGGCTATTGGACAAAAGAAATGCCTGAATTAGACCTAGTTAAGCAAAAAGGTAAGAAGTTTAACAAGGAAATGGAGAATTGTGCTATGCCTGAAGTAACTTCTGCGGTCAATCTTATGCAAAGTACAGCATACAAGATTAATCCATTTATTCTTAAAATCATGCAACATGCTTGGGATAAGTCTTTGTCTATTGGAGGAATGCCACCTATTGAGAATTTAAAAACACCATCTAAACCTCACGATATAGATATTAACCCAGAAGCTCTTAAAAAATACAAAAAAGAAAGTGTTATTGTCCACACAGAAAATAACCGAATGACATCTAAAAGAATGTTGTATGCAAAAATTATACATTTAGCACAGCTATTTAAAGATTATGCTACATTGTACTTTCCACTACAATTAGACTTTAGAGGTAGAGCTTATTGTGTACCTGCTTTTCTTAACTATCAGTCTATCAATGGTGCAAAAGCATTGCTTAATTTTAGTCAGGGTAAAGCTATCACTAAAGAGAACAGAGGTGTCTTTTGGTTAGCCGTACATGGTTCTAATATGTGGGGTAATGACAAGGTATCATTTGAGGACAGAGAGAAATGGTCTTACGATAACTTACAATGGATAACCGAATGTGCTGAAGACCCTATTGCTAATAGACAATGGGAAGACGCAGATAATCCTTTTCAATTTCTAGCCTTTTGTGATGAGTGGAGAAGATACCATGAAACAGGTGATGAGTTTATCTCACATATACCTGTCAATGTTGATGGCTCTTGTAATGGGTTACAAATCTATTCATTGTTATTAAAAGACAAAGTTGCAGGTAAGTTAGTTAATTGTTTGCCTAGTGAAATACCACAAGACATCTACCAATTAGTAGCTAACGAAGTAATTAAAACTTTGAAAGTTAAAGCTAGTGAGGGAGACCCATTGGCACAGAAATGGTTAGACTATGGTGTTAAGCGTTCAACTTGTAAACGACCTATTATGACAATTTGTTATGGGTCAACTAGATATTCTTGTACTGATTTTGTAGTAGAAGATTTAACTAAAAGAAAAGACAAAGGAGAAATGCACCCATTTGATGATATGTTTAAACCTGCAACATATTTGTCTAAAATTATTTGGGCGAGCATAGGTGAGAACTTAAAATCTGCTAGGGTTGGTATGGACTACTTACAAAACAATGCAAAGGTAATTGCAAAAGAAGGAATACCTATTCACTGGGTTACACCTGTAGGCTTTCCAGTGTTTCAATACTATCCTGAAATGAAAAGTAAAAGAGTACGTTCTCATTTAATGGGAGAGGTGTTTGCACCGCAGATAAAAGAGGAGACAAAAGAAACTGACAAGTTAAGAAGTAGAAATGCTGTTGCGGCAAACTACGTTCATAGTTTGGATAGTGCTTGTATGATTAAAACTGTAAATATTGCAAAAGCAAAAGGCATTGATAATTTTTGTAATGTGCATGACAGTTTTGCAACACATGCGTGTGATGTAGATAAGCTAAATCTATCTATCAGAGAAGCGTTTGTTGAGACTTTTAGCAAAGACCTATTAGGTAAATTTAAGGAAGATGTAGGAAGATTGCTAGATGATGAAACTAAAGGCAAATTACCTGCAATACCTGAAAGTGGAGACTTGGAGTTAGGTTTACTATATCAATCCAAGTTTTTCTTTGCCTAAACCTATGCACACCTGCATAGTAAAGTTACACTATTAGTAAATCAACAATCAAAAGAGAAAACACAGAGAACAATAACAATAAGGAAAACTATGAGTAAACAAACATACAACAAAATTGTAACACCTGTAGGTGTATCACAGTATTGTTGGTTAAATACGCCAGACACTAAATTTGATAAGGAGAATGGTGGTCACTTTAAGACTAACCTAATTATCAAAGGGTCTGACGCACAATCAATCATTAAGTCTATTAAAGACGAGATGAAAACATCTTTAGAAATGGCAAAAGAAAAATCTAAAGGTAAACCCCCAAAAACAGCAAACATGCCTTTTGAAGAAGAGTATGTAGAAGGTAAACCAACTGGAAACATAATCTTTAAATTCAAAGCTAAAGCAAAAATTATGATGAAGTCTGGTGACGTAATAGACATCAAGATACCAATTTTTGATAGCAAAGGAACACCTATGAAAGAGCAAGTATGGTCAGGTTCAGAAATGAAAGTTTCTGCTGACATGATACCTTACTACACTGCAATGGCAGGAGCAGGTGTTTCATTGAGATTAAAGGCAGTGCAGATAACTAAGTTAGTTGAAGGTGGAGCAGGTGCAGGAGCAAAAGGGCATGGCTTTGACGAAATTAAAGATGGTTATGTTGCACCAGAAGTAGAAACATTTGAGAATGAAGTACAGCAGAGCGAAACTGACTTCTAATCAAGTAGGACTTAAATATGGTTTTAGGTCTGGGCTAGAAATAGCTATCTCACAAGAGTTAGACGCTAATAGTGTAAAGTATGATTATGAGAAGGTTAAACTAACGTATGTTAAACCACAGAAAGCTCATTCTTATACCCCAGACTTTTACCTTAAAGAACAAAATATATTTATAGAAACAAAAGGATTGTTTACTTCAGCAGATAGACAAAAAATGCGTCTTATCAAAGAACAACACCCAGAGAAAGACATTAGATTTGTCTTTAGTAATTCACGAAGCAGAATATCAAAAAAATCTTCAACAACTTACGCTATGTGGTGTGACAAGTATGGTTTTAAATATGCTGACAAACATATTCCATTGGAGTGGTTAAATGGACAATAATTACAGAGCAAGAACAGATTTTATAGTTGTTCATTCAACCAAAACAAAATCTAGTGAAGACTTAAATGCAAAGGATATAACTTTGTTACATAGGAAAGAAGGTTTCTTTCATAATGCCTTTCACTTTGTAATTAAAAGAGATGGTACAATAGAAGAAGGAAGACCAGAGGATATGTCTGGTGCTATATTGCCTATTAATCAGCCTTTAATTACTAACCAAAATTCCATAGCGATAGCTTTAGTCGGCGGATTAGCTGATGATGGAACTAATCTTGACACTAACTTCACAATTAAACAGTACGCTTCTTTGCGTGAACTTGTAAAAAAGTTAAAAGTGAAGTACAAAGTTGAGGTAGTGGGTTGCAGAAATGCAATTAACTCTAAATCGTGTATGTCTTTTGATGTACATTCGATTGTTGATTGAGACGCTCCTAGTTAGAAATAGCTAGGGGCGTTTCGTATTTATGGGGTAATGGAGGGAGACTGAAGTTACCTCCTCCTTTTCAATGAAACATTACCAATTAGATTTAATTAGCAGACAGCTAAATGAAAAAGCTGTGCTGTGGAACGATACTAAAGACCCACAACACAAAGCTGACTGGAATATTTTACTAAAAAAATTTAACCAAGTTTACACACAACTAAACCCACCAGAAATATTTACAGATTTACAATGACCGAAAGCGAATTTTTATATCACACATCTTGCGATAATTGCAGTTCGTCAGACGCAAATTCCGTTTATTCAGACGGACATGCTTACTGCTTTTCTTGCAATACAACAACACAAGGACAATCAACAATGGAGTTAACACCAATTACAAAACAAGAAAGTAATTTTATTAAAGGCGAACACTTGCCTCTCAATAAAAGAAAAATTAATTTAGACACAGTACAAAAATATAACTATCAAGTAGGTGCATGGTTTGCACGTCCTTGTCATATTGCTAATTATTATAATGATAGCAAAGAATTAGTTGCACAAAAATTAAGATACCCTTCCAAAGATTTTCAATGGTTAGGCAATCCAAAAGAAGCAGGATTGTTTGGACAAGAAACTTGTAAAGGACGTGGAAAATATTTGACAGTCTGCGAAGGAGAAATTGATGCTCTTACAATGTCGCAAAGCATGGATAACAACAAATGGGACGTTGTATCTATTAAAACAGGGGCGGCAGGTGCAAAAAAAGATATTCAAAAGTCACTAGAATTCTTGGAGGGTTATGAGAATGTAATCTTTATGTTCGACCAAGACGAACATGGGCAAAAGGCGGCGTTAGAATGTGCAAAACTTTTAACTCCTAATAAAGCCAAGATTGCTTCTCTACCACTTAAAGACCCTAATGAAATGTTACTTGCAGGTAAGCAAGATAAATTAGTTAAAGCTATGTGGGACGCAAAACCATATAGACCTGATGGTATTGTTTTAGGTTCAGAAATCTTTGAAGAGATAATGAAAGAAGATAAGTATGTCACTGCACAATACCCTTTTAAATCTCTTAATGATAAGACACATGGATTAAGAAAAGGTGAACTAACAACTATCACAGCAGGTACAGGCGTAGGTAAAAGTTCTTTCTGTCGTCATGTAGCATTAGATTTATTAAAACAAGATTTTGGTGTTGGTTACATTGCATTAGAAGAAAGCATTAAAAGAAGTGCATTAGGTATTATGGGTGTTCACCTAAAGAAACCTTTGCATTTAACTAGAGAGGGAATAAGTGAAACACAATTACAAGAAACTTTTAAATCTACTATTGGTAATGGCAATTTTTATTTATATAACCATTTTGGCAACACAGTCGCCGATAGCCTTCTCAATAAAATAAGATACCTAGCTAAATCTTGTGAAGTAGACTTTGTAGTATTAGACCATTTACACATGGCTTTGTCTGCACTTGGAGACGAACACACAAATGATGAACGAAAACTTATTGATTACTTTGTAAGTAAATTAAGAACACTTGTAGAAGAAACAGGTATAGGAGTTATTCTTATATCTCACCTTCGTAGGTCAGAGGGAGACAAAGGTTTTGAAGATGGCAAAGAAGTTACTATGAATAGTCTTCGTGGGTCAGCTTCAATAGGTCAGTTATCAGATTTAATTATTTCCATAAGTAGGGACATCAAGTCAGATAAAAAATTAGCTAATCTAACAATCCTCAAGAATAGATTTTCAGGAGAAACAGGCAAAGCCTGTACGTTGCTATATGATTTAGACACTGGTTGTCTGTCAGAAACAACACCTGACGTATTAGATGACTACTAAAAGAGTTACAGCAAAGCAAAAGAAAGATGCTTTGTTTTGGTCTGGTCTAGTAGCAGATGCACTAGCAAAAGTAAAATCAACACACAAACCACAAGTAATAAAAATAGGAAGTATTAAAACTGCTTTCATGTTGCAAGATACCTTAACTTCTATGGCGTTAAGTGGAGAAGAAGCGGCTTGGAAAGTTGAAGTCTTATTAGAAACACTACATTAATTATGAAACTACCAATAATAAATAAAAAAATATTAAACGCACCATTTGTGCATTGCTATTGGAAAGATATTAATAGCTCTGCAATTTGGACTTCATTAAAAGAAGCTAAGTCAAGCAAAGTTACAATCTGTATTACAGCAGGTTGGCTTTTAAGAGCAGACAAAGATGTTCATGTAATTGCAGGTGATGTTAATTTTAATGATGATGGTACATTAGGTGACGTAGGTAACGTAACCACCATGCCTTCAGTAAACGTATTAAAGATTAAGAAGGTAAAACTTTGAGATACGTCTTTGATATAGAAACAAATGGATTTTTACATCTATGCGATAAGGTACATTGCATTGTACTTAAAAACATAGACACAGGAGAGATACTTACACCTAGCAATGAAGACGCTATTAAACTTTTAGAAGAAGCAGAGCTTATCGTAGGTCACAATATTATTAAGTTTGATATTCCTGTATTAGAACGATTACATTCCGCTACATTTAGGGGCAAAATTTTCGACACGTTAGTAGGTACAAGATTAGTATTTGCAGACATTAAAGAAAGCGACTTTTCAAAAAAAGATTTTCCAAAAGATTGTATAGGTAAACACTCATTAAAAGCATGGGGCAATAGAATAGGTGAATACAAAGAACAGATAGAAACTGATTGGCAAACATTCACACCTGAAATGCTTGAGTATTGTAAGCAAGATACAGAAGTTACTTACAAACTATACAAAGTTTTAGAAGAAAAAGGTTACTCCCAAGAGGCTATGGATTTAGAACATGAAGTAGCCTCACTAATATTTAAACAAGAACAACATGGCTTTACGTTTGATAGAGAAAAAGCAGAAGCCTTATCTGTTAAATTAAAAGCAAGACAAGCAGAGTTAGCTGAAGAATTACAAGGTGTGTTTGAGCCTATCGTAACTGAAAGATGGTCTACAAAAACAGGTAAGAGATTAAAAGACCAAGTTACTGTATTTAATCCATCAAGCAGACACCATGTAGCACAAAGATTAAAAGATAAGTATGGTTGGGAAGCTAAAGAATTTACCAGTGATGGTAAAGCTAAATTAGATGACAGTATATTATCTAAACTTCCATACCCTGAAGCTAAAATATTATGTGAAACTTTTTTATTAACAAAAAGAATTGCACAAATAGCTACAGGTTCACAGGCATGGTTAAAGCATGAACGTAATGGTAAAATTCATGGCACTTGTAATACTAATTCTTGTGTAACATCAAGAGCATCACATTCGTTTCCAAATTTAGGACAGGTTGTTAGTACGTCTGCACCTTATGGTAAAGAGTGTAGAGAATTATTTACAGTACCAGAAGGTAAACGATTAGTGGGTATAGACGTAAGCTCTTTAGAAGTGATGATGCTTTGCCACTTTATGTCAAAGTTTGATAATGGAGCATACACAAAAGTTGCACTTGAGGGTGACATACATACAGAGACACAAAAACTAGCAGGGTTAGACAGTAGAGATTTAGCAAAGCGTTTTTACTATTGTTTTTTATATGGCGGTAGTGTCAAAAAAATTGCTGAAGTAATTAACAAACCATTAAAAGAAGCAGGAAAGATTAAGAAAAGATTTTTAAATAACTTACCTGCATTACATAAACTTATAGAAGGCGTACAGTCTGCGGCTGAACGTGGTTATCTAAATGGTTTAGACAAAAGACAAATCAAAGTTCGTAATAGTTACTCTGCACTCAACACATTATTACAAAGTGCAGGTGCAATCCTATGTAAGAGATGGCTAGTAGAATTTAATAAAGAGATTAAGAAATTTAAGAACGCACAACAAGTTGTATGGGTACATGATGAGATACAAGTTGAGTGTGAAGAACAAGACGCTGAAGACATTGGTAAGATTGCAGTCGAATGTATTAAACGTGCAGGTGAACACTTCCAATTAAGAGTGCCGCTAACAGGCGAATATAAAATATCAACTAATTGGAGTGGAACACATTGAAGAATAATAAATTTGATATTGACCTAAAGTATGGTCAAGAAAGAGAACAAAGACTAGCATCTATATTAGACAAAGATAAAAATAAAATAGAAGTTAAGACTGAAAGAGACTGGTGGTTTAAAACAGGTAACATTGCAATAGAAGTAGAATGCAATGGTAAGCCTTCAGGTATCATGGCAACCAAAGCTGATTATTGGGTACACATATTAGCAGAGGGTGACAAAGATTATTGCAGATTAATATTTGATACTAGAACAGTAAAAAGATTAGCAAAAAAATACATAGGTACACTTAAAAATGGTGGTGATGGTTGGCGTAGTAGGTTTGTCTTAATACCTTTAGCCGAAATATTTTTACCAAAAAATTTAAGCAAATCTATGCAGGAGAGGATAGTTAAATAATGTATAAAAAGAAAAAAGTATTAGTAATTGATGGTGACATACTTGCTTACCAGATAGCAACTAACAATGAACAACCTATCAACTGGGGTGATGGCTTATGGACATTACACGCAGAGTTACCTACTTGTAATGCACAATTAGATGCAGTGATAGATGATTTAGGTTCAGGGTTATCAGCAGATGATTATGTGGTAGCACTTACAGATAGGAACAATTTTAGAAAAGATGTTCTTCCTACATACAAAAGCAATCGTAAAGAAAAACGTAAACCAATAGTTTTAAATGCAATGCGTGAACACATTATGGAAAAACATAATGGTGTCATGTGGGCTAATCTAGAAGCAGATGATGTCATGGGTATTATGGCAACTGAACCTAGTGATGAAGAAAGAATATTAGTTAGCGTTGATAAAGACATGCGAACTATACCATGCAATCTTTCACAAGATGGTATGACAGTAGAACAAATACCAGAGAAGATAGCTAACTATAACTTCATGTTACAGACAATTATGGGTGACAAGGTTGATGGCTATGATGGCATTGATGGTGTAGGCATTAAGACAGCAGAGAAGTTACTTCTTAAATATACTAACTGCACATTGCCTGACTTATGGAAGGTAGTCAAAGGTATCTACAAAGAAAAAGGTTACACACAAAAAGAAGCTCTACAACAAGCTAGGGTCGCACACATTTTAAGACACGGAGAATACAATAAGAAAACAGGGAAGGTAAAACTATGGACAATATAAAAAAACCAATGCACTACAATCAAGGTGGTATTGAACCTATAGATTACATCACAAAGAATAACCTCTCGTACTGCGAGGGCAATGTTGTGAAGTACATTTCTCGTTGGAGATTTAAAGGCGGCATACAAGATTTAAAAAAAGCTAAACAATACATAGATTTTATTATTGATAAAGAAGCACAACCCAAAGTAACAGAAACAAAAGATGATTGATTACGAAAGAGATGAGTTGCTTACTGACTTCGGTAAGACAACTTTAAAAGATAGGTATTTACTACCAGAAGAAACATCACCGCAAGATGGATTTATGAGAGCGGCAAAAGCATTTTCAGATAATGATGAGATGGCAGAAAGAATTTATAACTACGCTAGTAAACTTTGGTTTATGTACTCCACACCTATTTTATCTAATGGTGGTACTAACAGAGGTATGCCTATCTCTTGTTTCTTAAATTATGTTGGTGATAGTAGAGAAGGATTAACAGGACACTACACAGAGAATGCTTGGTTAGCATCTATTGGTGGTGGTATCGGTGGTTACTGGGGACATGTTAGAAGTGATGGTGTAAGTACATCAGGTGGTTCTGCATCTTCAGGTTCAATACCTTTTCTTCACGTTGTAGACAGTGAGATACTTGCATTCTCACAAGGTAAAACAAGGCGTGGAAGTTATGCGGCATACATGGATATGTCACACCCAGAGATAATAGAATTTTTAGAAATGCGTAAGCCTAGTGGTGGAGACATACATAGAAAATGTCTTAACCTACATCATGCAATAAACATATCTGATGAGTTTATGCAGTTGATAGAAAAGTGTATAGCTGAACCTACCTATGATGACAGTTGGAATTTAATTGACCCTCATACAAAGAAAGTAGTACGAACTGTATCAGCTAGAGAGTTGTGGCAAAAATTATTAGAAACAAGAGTTGCTACTGGTGAGCCTTATGTTTCATTTATAGATACTATCAATGACGCATTGCCTGAAACACAAAAGAAACTAGGATTAAAAGTACATCATTCTAATTTATGTACAGAGATTACATTACCTACTAATGAAAACAGAACAGCAGTGTGCTGTTTGTCTTCTGTTAATTTAGAAAAGTATGAAGAGTGGAAGAATGAACCATTGTTCGTGCCTGATTTAGTTAGGTTCTTAGATAATGCTTTGTCTCATTTTATAGAGAATGCACCAGAGAGTGTGTTTAGAGCAAAGTTTAGTGCGGCTAGTGAAAGAAGTATTGGGTTAGGAGCTATGGGTTTCCACGCATACTTACAATCTAAAGGTATACCTTTTGAAAGTGCATTGGCTAAAGCTATGAACTTAAAGATATTCAAAAAGATTAAACAAGAAGCTGTAGAAGAAAGTCAAAGACTAGCAATTAAGAGAGGTGAAGCACCTGATATGGAAGGTACAGGTATGCGTAATGCACACTTGTTAGCCATAGCACCTAACGCATCATCATCTATTATTTGTGGTACTACATCACCATCAATAGAACCATACAGAGCTAACGCTTATGTACAGAAAACAATGTCAGGTTCTTTTCTAGTTAAGAATAAATATTTAGAACAGTTACTAGAGAAAAAAGGCATGAACACTGATGCAGTGTGGCAGTCTATTGTAGCACAAAGAGGTTCAGTATTACATTTAGATGAACTATCTGATTATGAAAAAGATACATTTAAAACATCTATAGAAATTAATCAGCAATGGGTAATAGAACATGCGGCAGACAGACAACAGTATGTATGTCAAGGTCAGTCAGTAAATGTATTTGTACCTGCTGATGTAAACATTAAAGAGTTACATGACATACACATGTTAGCTTGGAAAAGAAAAATAAAAACTTTGTACTATTGCAGAAGTGAGGCAATCAAACGTGCAGAGTTAGTATCAAAAAAAGTAGAAAGAACAATCATACCTGAAGCTGATTGTTTGGCGTGTGAATAATGAAATGTTGGCATTGTAATACAGAGTTAATCTGGGGCGGAGACCACGATATAGAAGATAATGACACTTATATCATGGTAACTAACTTATCATGTCCAAAATGCAAATCACACGTTGAAGTATATTTACCAAAAGAGGAAGAAGAACAATGAAAAAATATTTAGAAAAATTAAGCATACTATCTTTGTATTACCGAGAAGGATTAGTGGGTGCATGGATAGGATTTTTATTAGGACTAATAGTAGGAACACTAATATGACAGACAGTAGTATTTTTGATGGTTTTGATAAACCACGAAAGAAGCGGCGTAGAAGAAAACAAAAACAATCTGTGTTATGGACTGTGTATCACACAATCTTAGCAGTAGAATTATTAATTATAATTATTATAGAAGGGATTGAATTACTAAGATGAGTTTATTTAAGAAGAGAGCATACTATAAACCATTTGATTATGAATGGGCATTTCAATCATACGATATGCAACAAAAAATGCACTGGCTACCAAGTGAAGTACCATTGCATGAAGATGTAAGAGACTGGAATGAAAGATTAAGTGCAGAAGAAAAAAATTTAATAGGACAGATATTAAAATTCTTTACACAAGGAGATGTTGATATAGCACAAGCCTATTTAGACAAGTATATCCCACAGTTTAAATCACCTGAAATAAGAATGATGTTATCTGCAATAGCTTCTAGTGAAGCAAACCATGCACATAGTTATTCTTTGTTAAATGATACTATTGGATTACCTGATAAGGAATACAAAGCGTTTCAAGAGTACAAAGAAATGTCGGATAAACATGAGTATCTATTTACATCTAAAGGTAAAGGACTTGAAGGACTAGCTAGAGAGATAGCTTGTTTTTCTGCATTTGGTGAAGGCTTACAGTTGTTTGCATCATTTGTTATGCTTCTTAACTTTCAAAGATATGGACGTATGAAGGGTATGTGTCAGATAGTAACTTGGTCTATCAGAGATGAAACACACCATGTTGAAAGCATGATTAAATTGTTTCATCAAATCATAAAAGAAAACCCAAATATTTGGACAGAAAAATTTAAAGCAAGTATCTATCAAACAGCTAGAGATATGGTTGAGCTTGAAGATAAGTTTATTGACTTAGCTTTTTCTATGGGTGGTATAAGAGGATTAAAAGCTGAAGAAGTAAAAGAGTATATTAGATACATAGCAGATAGAAGACTACTTCAATTATCTTTAAAACCTAATTATGGTGTTAAAGAGAACCCATTATCGTGGTTAGATTGGGTATTAAATGGCGTAGAACATGCTAATTTCTTTGAGAATAGAGCTACAGAATATAACAAAGGTACTGTCACAGGTAATCTTTGGGACTAACCTTACACTTTTAGATGAAAAACGTAACGGAAGATTTAGTTCTACCTGAAAATGTTGATGACTTAATTAAGTTGTTAAACAAAGTTTACCCTGAAAAGTCACCTGATTTGAAAGATGATACTAAAACTATTTATTTTAAAGCAGGTCAAAGGGACGTAGTTAATTTTATTAATACACTTAAAGAGAGGGATAAATAATATGTGCATGTCACCTAAGATGCCACCTGCTCCTGAACCTGCTCCTGCACCAGTTAACACTTCACAAACTGTGGGTGAACAAACTGCACCAGAGTTAGTAAAGGCAAATGAACAGGACTTAAACATTAAGAAGAAAAAAGTAAAGAAGTCAGGTACGAGTTCTTTAAATACTTCTTCAGGTTTAAACATAGCTACTAACACTACTGTCTAATTAAATGGAATACGAAGGTAGTTTACAGAAAGCAAATACAGCTAAAGAACGATATCTTAAACTACAACAAGAAAGAGAACACTATTTAGATAGAGCAGAAGAGTGCAGTGAATTAACTATCCCATCACTTATCAAACCTGAAGGTTTTACATCTTCAGATGAATTATACAATCCATTTCAATCCGTTGGTGCAAGAGGTGTCAACAATCTAGCAAGTAAACTTCTTTTATTATTGCTTCCCCCTAACTCCCCATTTTTTAGATTATCAATTACAGGTGACGCTAAAAAAGAATTAGAAGAAAATAAAGACATGAAGACTGACATAGAGAAGTCTTTGTCTGTAATAGAAAAAGAAGTATCAAGTAAAATAGAACAACTTGCATTAAGAGTTAGTGTGTTTGAAGCTCTTAAACATCTTATTGTAGGTGGTAACGTATTAACTTATTTACCTAAAAAAGGAAGCATGAGAGTATTTCCTTTGTCACAATATGTAGTTAGAAGAGATGCGTCAGGTAATGTATTAGAAATAGTTATCTGTGAGAAAGCAAGTATTTTATCTTTAGGTAAAGAAGTATCTGCACAAGTTATAGCTGACCCAGATTATAAGTCAGACGAAGACATAGAATTATACACACATGTATACAGATTAAATGACAATGAGTTTTATGTTTGCCAAGAAGTAAACGGAATAAAAATACCAGAAAGTATTGGTACATTTAAAAACGATAGAATGCCTTACCAAGCATTAAGAATGGTAAGAGTTGACAATGAAGATTATGGAAGAGGATATGTAGAAGAATTTTTAGGTGATTTAAAATCACTAGAAGGTTTATCACAAGCACTTGTAGAAAGTGCGGCGGCTTCATCTAAAGTAGTATTCATGGTCAGACCTAACTCTGTTACTAGAAAAAAAGATTTAGCTATGACTAGAAATGGTGACATCATTACTGGTACTGCTGAAGATGTGTCTGTACTACAAGCACAGAAACAATATGATTTACAAGTAGTAGAAAAGTCTATTGCTAAATTAGAAGAGAGAATGTCTTACGCATTCTTACTACACACAGCAATACAAAGAGATGCAGAAAGAGTAACAGCACAAGAAATTAGATACATGGCAGAACAATTAGAGACTGCTATGGGTGGTATATATTCATTACTATCACAAGAGTTTCAATTACCTTTAGTTTCTATTCTTATGAAGAGAATGGAACAAGCTAATGAAATACCTAAACTACCTAAAGGAACAGTACAGCCTACAATTATTACAGGTATAGAAGCATTAGGTAGAGGAAATGATTTACAAAAATTAAGAGAATTTGTTGCAGAGATAGGAAATCTAGCACAGATAAATCCGCAAGTTGTACAGGCGTTAAACCCTGATGATTTAATTAAACGTATCGCTATTGGTTTAGGGATTGATACAGATGGTCTATTAAAATCACAAGAGCAACTAGCAGAAGAACAAGCGGCTCAAGAAGAGCAAATGCAAAATGACCAGATGATGCAAATGGCAGAGAAAGCCATTCCTCAAGTTGCAAATAATTTAACTAAACCACAATAAGGATAACAAATGGTAGAAACAGTAGAGATAAAACAAGAAGAAACTACTAGCGAAAAGCCAGTAGAAGAAAATGTTACACAAAGTAAACCTGAAGGCTTACCTGAAAAATTCAACAGTGTTGAAGATTTAGCAAAGTCTTATGCAGAGTTAGAAAAGAAACTTGGTGACAACAAACAAGAAGAACCCAAAGAAGAAACTCCTAAAACAGAAACTAAAACATCTGATTTAGAGATTGCTGAAAAAGCAGTTGAGAGTGCAGGTTTAAATATGGATAACCTAGCAACAGAGTATAATGAAAAGGGTGAGTTAGATGCTAAATCATACGAAGCATTAGAAAAAGCAGGTATACCTAAAGATTATGTAAACCAGTTTATTGAAGGTCAAAAAGCAATCGCTGACCAACAAGCCAACTCTATAAAAGAAATGGTTGGTGGTACTGATGCTTATGCAGAAATGTCTAACTGGGCGGCAGAGAATATGTCTGAACAAGAAAAGACTGCATACAATACAGCAGTTAATTCTAAAGATATAGAAACTGCAAAGTTAGCAGTCGTAGGATTAAAAGCAAAATTTGAAAAAGCTAATGGTAGTGAACCAAAACTCGTAGAAGGTAAAGGCACAATTACAGGACAAGATGGTTACAAGTCTTGGGCTGAAGTTACAAGAGCTATGAGTGATGACAGATACCAGAAAGACCCTGCGTATCAAGCAATGGTTCAAGAAAAATTATCTAACTCAGATTTATAAACCAACTAAAAGGAAACATAATGTACGGAAAGAAAACAAAGAAAACTAAAACATTAAAAGGTGGACAGAAAAGATTACCTGCCGCTTTAAAAGCAAAAATAATGAATAAGAAGAAAAAAGCATAATGGCAAAGAACGGATTATACGCCAACATTCATAAGAAACGTGCTAGAATTAAAGCAGGTTCAGGTGAGAAGATGCGAAAAGCAGGACAAAAAGGTAGACCTACTGCTAAACAATTCAAACGTGCCGCCAAAACTGCGAAAGCATAATGGTTGCTAAAAAATATCAAAGTCCTTCTGGTGGCTTAAATGCTAGAGGAAGGGCTTTTTTTAAAAGAAAAGGACATAACTTAAAAGCTCCTGTCACAGGCAATCCTAAAGCAGGTTCAAGAGCGGCAGGAAGAAAAAAGAGTTTCTGTGCGAGAATGAGCGGAGTAAAAGGAGCTATGTCTAAAAACGGAAAACCCACTAGAAAAGCATTAGCTTTAAGAAAGTGGAACTGTAACTAAAATAGTTGTGCAACACTCATGTGTGGCAACTGCCAACTTTAATTAGCCAAATAACTTGACCCCTTGCGAGGGACAATCTTGACTAAATAATTAATTGAAGAGGCTTTTATAAACTAACGTCATAACAAAAGGAAACACTATGGCAAATGCAAGTCCAGTATCAGTTGGACGAGTAAATGCAGGTGGTTCAGAAGACGCTCTGTTTCTAAAAGTATTCGCAGGTGAAGTTATTACTTCATTTGATAGAGCTTCAAAAACAGCAGGTGCAGATATGACTAGAAGCATTGCTTCTGGAAAATCAGCAACTTTCCCAGTAATGGGTAGAGTTGGTTCTTCTTACCACACAGCAGGTACTGAAATAACTGGTTCTGATGTAAACCACAACGAAAAGGTTATTACAATTAATGACCTTTTAATCTCATCTGTATTCTTATCGAATATCGAGGAGGCAAAAAACCATTATGACGTAAGAAGTGCGTATTCACAAGAAATAGGAAGAGCTTTAGCTTTTACTAAAGATAAGCACATCTTACAAACTATTGGTCAAGCGGCACAGGCTTCAGCAAACGTATCTGACAGTGGATATGCTTCTGGGACTGTACTAACAAACACTTCAATCGCTTCAGCAACAGACGCAACTGCGGCTAATGCTATGATTGATAGTTTGTTTGCGGCGGCAAAACAATTAGACGCTAACTACGTTCCTTCAGAAGGCAGAAAATGCTTTATGAGATTGGAAGAATACTACAAATTAGCAAACGCAACTAATGCGATTAATGTTGATTTTAGTGGTTCAGGTTCAATCGCTGAAGGTAGAGTTACTAAAATTGCAGGTATTGAATTAGTACCTGTAGCTCACTTTGTATCGTCTAATGTTAACTCTGGTGTAGAACAAGGTTCAGCAACAGCAGGTGGCTCTAACCCTCAAGCGGTAGACCTATCTAACTACGTTGCTCTTGTATCTCACCCTTCAGCAGTAGGAACTGTTAAGCTAATGGATTTAGCTGTTGAAAAAGAGTACGACATTAGAAGACAAGGTACGTTAATGGTAGCTAAATACAGCATGGGTCACGGAGTATTGAGACCTGAAGCGGCTGTAGGTATCAAAGAAGCGTAATACTTCTACTTATACTGGGCGGAGATTAACACTGACAATCCGCCCAGTGTACTCACACAAAATTTAACACAAAGGATAGATGACTACACAAATTACACCCACAAGCGAATTACAAGCTGTAAATATAATGCTATCTACGATTGGAGAAAGTCCAGTTAATAGTATTACAGGCACTACTACAGTTGATGTAAGTACAGCAAAAAATATTCTTAATGAAACATCTATGTCTATCCAATCACAAGGGTGGAATTTTAATACACATGTAAATTATAAATCATTATCTTTAGATAGTGATAACAAAGTACCCCTTCCTTCAAACTGCGTTAAAGCAGATGCAAACTCCCAATACAGATACCTAAACTACACTATTAGAAGTGGTTTCTTATATGATATGGAAAACCATACAGATGTATTTACTTCTGCACCTAAATCAGTTGATTTAGTTTTAGTACAACAGTTTGAAGATTTACCAGAATACGCAAGACAATATATTACAATGAAAGCGGCAAGAAGATTTGCGGCTAGATTTATTGGTGATAGAGAAATTACACAATTAATTGGTCAAGATGAGAATGAAGCTCTTATGGCATTCCATCAAGCCGATAGCCAAGAGAGTGATGTAAATATACTTGAAGGTGACAGCAATACATTTTCTATAATTCATAGACCTAATAGAAGGAACTACTAACTATGGGAAGTGTTGTTTCACAATCTATTCCTAACTTTTTAAATGGTATGTCTCAACAGACACCTACGCAAAGAGGTATCAATCAAGGAGCAGACCAAGTAAATTTACAAAATGGTTTAGTAGATGGTTTATCAAAAAGACCACCTTTAGATTTTGTAGCAACAGTAGACAGTAGTAATATTTATTCTAACAAAACAAAATTTTGGCAAATACAAAGAGATGCCGATAATCAATACATTGTAGCTTTATACAATGGAGGTATTAAAGTATTTGATTTAGCAGGTAATGAAAAAACAGTTACAGTTGCAAGTGGTTCAAGTTATCTAACTTCAACAAACCCTAGAGAAAACTTTAAGTTAGTTAACATTGCTGACTATACATTTTTAGCTAATACAGCAACAACAGTGGCGGCTGACAGTGCAACGTCTGCGGCTAAAGTAGAAGAATTTTTAATTGTTTGTAAACTTACAAACTATGGTAGAGAATACAAAGTTGCCTTAAAACACCCATCAATGGCACAAGAACTAGAAGTAATTTTTCAGTTACCTTCAGGTAATGATGCGTCTACTGATAGTAAATTTAGAGATACAAATAAAATAACAGATATACTTTTATATGGTACTTCTAGCACACATTGGGACAGTGCGGCTGATGGCATAGGATTTAAAGTAGTAAGAACAGATAACAATGCAACACAATCTACTACACAAGGATTAGCAAACTATTCTGGGTTTACAAACTATTTTACATTTGAAGCATACGACAGTGTTATTTATGGAAAACCTACTGATGGCAATGCTAACTATACTATAACTACTTCTGATGGTTCTGGTAACACAGCCATGTATTCTATTAGAGATGAAATACAAGATTTTAGTAAGTTACCTTTTTATGGAAAAGAAGGTGTAATTATAAAAGTTACTGGTGAAGAAGGTGACACATTATCTGATTACTATGTAAATTTTTCAGGCAAGTCTGGTGTATGGAATGAAACTATAGCACCTGCAACGTCTGTAGGTTTAGATAATTCTACAATGCCACACGCATTGATTAATAACAACAATGGTACATTTACATTTCAACAATTAGATTGGACAGATAGAACCTGTGGAGATATAGAAAGTAATCCTAATCCTACATTTGTTGGTAAAAAAATTAATAACCTAACATTTTACAAAAATAGATTAGGAATATTATCAGGAGAAAATTTAGTATTTACAGAGAATGCTTCTTTCTTTAATTATTTTGCAACAACATCTACACAAGTATTAGATACTGACCCTATTGATATTGCGGCTTCAGGTACACAAGTTAACACACTTAAAAACTCTGTAGGATTTAACGAAAGTTTATTGTTATTTTCTGATACAGCACAATACAAATTAGATAGCTCTGGTGAAGGTATATCACCAACAACAGCTATACTTAATGAAGTATCGTCATTTGAACATGATGATAAAGTAACACCAGTATCAGCAGGTAAGTTTGCATACTTTGCACAAGCAAGAACAAACAATACAGCAATAAGAGAATACTTTGCTGATGATGATACACTTACAAATGATGGTATGGACATTACAGTATCAGTAGGAAACTTAATACCTACTAACTGTTACCAAATTGTCAGCAACACCACAGAAGACACACTTATATTTTTAGCGTCAGATACAGCAGATAGTCAAACTGCACCTTACAGTGGCACAGTATCTACAACATACGCTAACACAATGTACATCTATAAGTATTTCTTTGATGGTGGAGAGAAAGTACAAAACGCATGGTCTAAATGGGAATTTACAGGTGTTAAGATTATTGGTGCTATGTCATTAGAAAGTTTTATTTATGTATTAGCGTCAGAGGGTACTACTACTAAATTATTAAAAATAGATTTAAGAAATTTAAAAGATACAACAATAGGTCATGGTGTTTATCTTGACCTTAAAACTTCAGTTACAGGAACGTATGATGCGGCAACAGATTTAACTACGTTTACGTCACCTTATGGTGCAAAAACTGGATTGATTGCAGTAGATAGAACTAATGGTAATAACTACACAGCAACAAATACTACAGGTTCAACATATACAATCGTAGGAAACCACACAGCGTTATACATTGGTGTTCCATACGAAAGTAAATACACAATGTCTCCGCAGTATGTCAGAGAGAATACTGGAAGAGGATTAGTAGCAGTAACTTCAGGTAGATACCAAATACGAAACATATCGTTTAATTTTGAAAACAGTGGCTTCTTTCAAGTAGAAGTAACACCAGAAAATAGAGATACATTTACAACTATTATGAATGGTTATGTCATTGGTACATCTACTTCAGTAATAGGACAACCTGCTATTTCTACAGGTACATTAAGAGTACCAGTACAAGCAGAAAACACACAGTTTACATTAGATATTAAATCGTCATCACACTTGCCTATGTATATCGCAGGTGCAGAGGTTGAGGGTTATTATCACAATAGAGCAAGAAGGATTTAATGAAAGAAAATTATGTACGTCCTGCAAAATTAGAGGACAGTTTACAGTTAGCACCTAAAATAAGAAAAGGTGATAGACAAGAAATTATGGCTTCAGATGGTGCGTCACCATTAGAGGCTTTAGTAATTCCATTTACACAAAAGAATGCAAAGATTTATTCTATAATTGGAACAAAGTCAGAAGGTGTAATTGGTATGTTTGGTTCTAGTCCAACAAAAGAAAAAGGTTATGGAGTAGTATGGCTTTTATCTAGTGAGACTTTATTCAAACATACAAAACAATTTATAAAAGAATGTCCCAAGTGGGTAAATGACATGAGTAAAGGTTATAAATACGTCTACAATTTTGTAGATGAAAGAAATTGGAAAAGTTTAAAATGGTTACAATTTTTAGGATTTGAACCAAGAAGAAAAATAGGAGATTTCGGTATCGGTAAGATGCCATTTTTATTAATGATGAAAGAGGTAAATAAATAATGTGTAGTCCTGAAGCGGCACTTAAAATAGCAGGAACAGTTGCAGAGTATCAACAAAAGAAAGCTAACAACAAAGCTATCAGAAGAGACCAAGAGACAACAAGACGAAATGCCGATAGAGGATATTTACATGACCTAAATAAAATTGACCAAGAGAAAGTCAACGCTGATATGGAAAAAGCAAAAGCTGAAGTTAAAACTAAAGCTGAAAGAGATGGTGAAATTGCACAAAAAACAAATTTAGGTTTTGGTAATAATACAAAGATAGTCCAATCTATTGGAGCATTATATGATGAAGATTGGAATGAAATAACAAGTGGTTATGACAAAGATGTACAAATGTTTCAAAACCAACAATCTGAAGCATTTGCTAATCAATCAAAAACTTATAACAGTTTAAGACCTCCAACCGAACCATCAAGAACTGGATTAATAATTGATATAGCTAGTACCGCTTACGAAGGGTACGAAACTAATCAAAAAAATAAAAAGGCAAAAGAATAATGGCAAAATATCAAAGACAAGCAACTAACAAATATTATGGTGCGGCTAACGCAGGGTATGTATCAACAGGTAGTGCTACTGATGGTCTAGCAAAAGCATTGACAAATGCAGGTTATAAAGTTGGTAAAGCAGAAGAGTTAAGAATAGATAGAAAAAAAGATAAAGCTATTGCTAAGATAGATGAACTATATGCAAATGGTAATACATTTGAACAAATACAATCTCAAATTATTGCAGGAAAACACCCAGAGTTAACTGGTAAATACATTGATGCTACTACAAATTATCATGCAGGAAAAGTAAAAGCACATGAAGTTATAGCAAACATAAAAGCTAACAAAGATAAGTATGACATTACTGATGAAAGTAAAAATCTTGATATGTTCTATAAAGAATATATGCCTGATACAGCATCAATGGATAGTGCTACACTGTTAGGATTTACAACACATTTTAATAAATTTAAGTCTGTAGACGCATTAAATGATGCTGAAAATAGAGCCGCTTATAATTCTGAAAAGAAAGTTATGGAAGGCGTAGGTATATTATCTGATGAGCCTATAGAAACTTTAAAGAAAAATTTGCCATCAATATTAAAAGATATGCAAGTGCCACTACCTATGAGAGATGGTACAGGTTCAACTTTATTATACACTAATGCAGAAACACTAGCAGTTGTTAGAAGAAGTATAGTTGACATTATTGCAAATGCTAAAACAGAAGCAGATTTAGATAGAGCAGATATATTAATGAATACTAATTTAGGGTATTCTAAAAGTGGTTCTGCTATTGGCACTTTAGCTTCAAGAAAATCTAAAGAAGTTTTAGCTATACAAGATGAATTAACTAAAAAAAGAAGACAATTAGAAATTAATGATAGAGAAGAAGCAGATTATCAAAGAAAACAAGAAGTTAAAAAGATTTACGCAGAATTATATTCTGATGTAACTGAAACTGATGAACAGGGAAATGTTACAACACGTCCTAGAACTCATACAGAAAAGATGGCATTAAGAGATAGATTAGAAGCTATGGGAGATGTTCAAGCTGTAGCTAATTTTGATAAAGCTATGATAGCTGATTTATATATTAATGATGACCCACAAATTTTAGATGATTTTATTGTTAAAATTTATTCAGATGGCTTTGCAGACATAGAAGAAATGAAAGCAGAGTTTAACAAATTAGATACTGACCCTAGAAAAATGGGTGCAATGTTAGACCACTATGAGAACTCACAAAAAGATGACAATGCAAAATTACACATAAATAACCTAGCGTATTCTTCAGGCTCTACAGCTATTATGAATATAGTTTCAGGTTCATTTAAAAATCAAAAAAGAGTGGACGCAAGAGTACAAGCACAGGCAGAAAGTTCAGTTAAACGACATGTAATGAGAGAAATTTATGACTTTGAAAGTGATTACTTTAAACAAAATGGTAAAAAACCAACTAATAAAGAAAGAGAAGCGTTCATGGTTGAATTAGAAAACTATATTTCTAAACAATATGTAAATGCTCCTGCTTCAACTAAATCAATCGCACAGTTAGAAACTAGAGATGATTTAACTGAAAAAGAAATTACTAAAGACTTTGATGAAACTGATAGATTTATCGAAGAAGAAGCACAAAAAGAAAGAGATGCTACAGTTATATCTACAAATGCAGATGGAGAAGACATTACACTAGGAAGTTACGTTGATACAGTGTTATCAAACTTCGACACTGTTGACCCACCTAAATTAAGAAAAACAGTTATTGCAGGTATTATATCTGAAGATGAAAAATACAGGCAACAGACGTTACCTAAAATACAAAAATATATTACCTCAATAGTTGGTGAAACTATGACTAAAGAAGTTTTTGATATGATGTCTACAGCAGATTACCAAGAAATTGTAAAACAAGTTGCTTCAAATCTTAAAATGACAACAGGTAATAAAACTGAAGACCAAAAGATATATAAACAATTAGATAATATATTTAAAACTTTAATAGGAGAATAATAAATGGCAAAGTTTGGCTCATTTGATACAACAGAAGAAAACAACGATAGTGTACTTGATGCTACAACTTATAAAGTACCTGAAATAGCTACAAATGAAACAGATGCTTTAGAACAAATACAAACAGAAGAATTTTATAAAACATTAAAAAGTTATTATTCTTACAGAGAAGACGATAAAAGATTTAATCGTATGTCTCATGCTGATTTATTAGATTATTTTTATACCGACAGGTCTTGGAGAACAAACAATACTGTGTCTATGGGTATGGACTTGTCTAATGTAATGGGTGAAGAAGATGAACAAAGATTAAAAGAATTTGCATACATATCACAAACTTATGAAAACTTGCCTTCGTTTTGGAATGACCCAAATAGAAGTTTTGGTGGTTGGTTAGTTGATAATGGTGGTGCTATGATACTAGACCCTGTTAACGTAGTAGGTGCAGGAGTTGGTGGTCAAGCGGCTAAACAAGCATACAAACAAGCATTAAGAGTTACGCTAAAAGATAAAATGGCAAAAGAACTTAATGAAAGAGCATTAAAAGAAACAGCAAAGTATGCACAAAAACAAGCATTAGGAAAAGCTGTTATTAAAGGTGGATTAACTGAAGGTGCTATCAATACAGTAATAGCAGGTGGTCAAGATGCTTTATTACAACATACAAACATAGAAGCAGGTATACAAGATAAGTATAGTTTTAGTAGAGGTGCAGTTGCTTCAGCCGCAGGTTTTGGTTTTGGTACTGTATTTGGTGGTGCATTTTCAGCAGGTGCTTTTAAACTAACAAATAATTCATTAAGAAGAAAAGGTGTTAAAAACCTATTAGAAATACACGAAAAAGGTCAAAGTAATATTACAGGTGCAAGATTGTTTGATGAGTTACTGCCAGATGAAACTACAAAAACTTTAAGAAACAAACCTGCTAAAACTACAAAAGAATATATTAATAAATTAGAAACTGATAAAATAACTCCCGAAGATAAACCCGCAGGGAAAAATGAACTTCCTATAAATTTAACAAAACAACGTGGTAAATACGAAGCGTTTGTAAAAAACAAAACAGAAGAAGTAAAAGAAAAAATTAAAAAGAAAGTAATAACTAGAGAACAAATGGTTAATGAAGTTGTTACTATGTATGGACAAGATAGAAAAAAATTTGAAGCAATGGCAGATGATATGGCTAACAGTGAAGCCTTTGTCAAAGCCTATGTAACAATTATTGCACAAGCAGATGATATAAGAAGTGATTTTGATATGATAGGAGCATTGTCTACTGAATTGCATAATAAAATAAATATGTCACCTAATGATATAGGATTAATTTTAAATAAAATTGAAGCAGTCGAACAAAGATTAGATAAAACTATTGTTCGTAAGAAGAAATCAGGTGAAAACATTGCAAGAGCTTTACAAGCAGGTAATGTAGATGCTGACGCTACAAGAGCCTCTGAACTTATTACTAACCCTGAAGACCCTAAAATGGCGGCACTTAAAAGAGGTACACCAGAACAACGATTAGAATTTTATAGAGCTGTCGGTAAGTTAGCTGACAGAGACCAAATTATTAGAGCATTACAAAATGCGAAAGAAGTTAATAGATGGGACATAGCTACAGAATTTGTAAACAATAACCTTTTATCTTCACCAGATACACACATACTTAACATTGTGTCAGGTCTAGTACAAACACAATGGAAACCTGCAACAATGGCGTTAAGAGGTGCAAACATGTTTTTTAGAGATAGAGACAGGTCTTTAGTTATAATGAGAGAAGCTCTACAAACATATTTATATCAATATGCTTTTATTGGACATGCTTTAAAAAGAGCAGGTAAGTCATTTTATGAAGGTCGAGCTATACTTGATAGTAGACAAATGAAACATGATAGCACTATGAGACAAGGACAGCTTCAAGATTTATTTGATGCTTGGGGTGAAACAATAACTGACCTTGTAGGATTAGACGGAACAAGATTAGGTAAAATTGTTACAGGAACATTTAAAGGAGCAGGAAGAGTTGTGTCAGCACCTATGAGAGTTCTTTCAGCAGGAGATGAATTTCTTAAATCTATGATGTTTAAAGCTAGAATGACATCTTTAATTAACTCAAGAATATTAAAAGAAAACCCAGAGTTTAGTTTTAGTGATAGAAAATTAGGATTAACTGATATTACTTATGCCGATAAGTATAAAAAAAGAGCTAAAGAAATAGAAGCAGAATATATTAGAAAAAATGGTTCAGCTATTGAAGTAGATAAAACTGTTGATGCTAGATTAAATTCACCTTTGTATCATGCACAAGAAGGTTCATACACACAAAACGTAGGACAAATAAATCCTAATACAAAAGCATTAGATGATAAATTTACAGGTTCACTTTTAAGAATTGCAACAAAACATAAATCATTAAGATTATTAGGTCTTCACTTTGTAAACACTCCATCAAACTTATTGAGATGGTCAGCACAACATTTACCTTTCTTAGGTAGATTTCAATTTCAAATGGCTCACATGTTAGCAGAAAAAGGTTTACCTAGAGGTAAGTTTAGAAGTGAAATAGCTAGAGGTATGAACCCATTTAGAAAAAAAGAATATCTTAATCCTGAAGCGGCGGCTGAAGCAAAAGCTAGAATACAAATGGGTTGGGCTTTGTGGGGAACAGCAGTTAGTTTTGCTATGTCTGGTAAAATTGTAGGTGGTGGTGATGTTGATTATAAAAAACAAAAAGACAAAGAAGCTAACACTGGCGAGATACCATACTCATACAAAACTAATGATGGCAGATATATTTCTTTAAATAGATTAGACCCTATTATGATGCCATTTTTTATTGCGGCAGATTTAGTTTCTTTATTTAATCACAAGTTAAAACACACTGATGATTTAGAACCTATGGTAGAGAAAGATACAACAGAATTAATTATGGGTGTTGTTGCAACACTTACAAGAAATGTATCTTCTAAATTTTATACAAAAAATATTATCGAATTAGTAAATATGATGACTTCAGATGACATCATGTTTTCTAAAAAACCACAAAGAATGGGTACACAGATAGCATCTCAATTTGCTTACAAAGCATTCCCACTATCAGGTGGATTAAGATATTTAGATAGAGTTAATGATGAATGGGAAAGAGAATTATACACTTTAAGCGATAGATTAAGATTACCATTTACAAGTAAAGATGCAATTATGCCAAAACGTAATATGTTTGGTGAACCTATTGATAGAAAAAATGGTTGGTTATTTGGATTAGGTGGTGAAAGTGGATTATGGTCTTCACCATTTGCAATGACTAATTTTAAACAAACAGAAACATCTAAATTTATTAGCGAAAGAGAATTTAAGTACAGACACCCAGTGCAAAGTATTAGACTTACAGGTGATAGCACAGGAGCTATAAATCTTAAAGATATAAGAAATGATAAACACCAAACAGCTTACGATAGAATGTTAGAAATTAAATTTAACACTAGAGTAGATGAGGGTGGAAATATCATTACCAGTGAAGACTATGATGGCAAGAGATATACACTAGCAGAATACGTTGAAAAGATGATATTAGATAAAAACAGTGAGATTTACAGACACCCCGCAGGAACAATTAATGGTAAAGACGAACAAGCTCAAGTTATCATTGATTTTATCAAATACATTGACCGATATTCTAAAGATGAAATGATGGCAGAGTTCCCAGAATTTGCTGAAAGACAAAATGCTATCTTTGAAAATGAACGAACTAAATATCAAAAACACTACGAGACGCTAGAAACTCTAGCAAACAACTAAACTTACACTTTTAGTAAAACCCAATCAAAAATTAAGGAAAATCATACATGGCAAATAGTTTTGTACGTTATACAGGTAATAACAGTACAACATCTTATTCTATACCTTTTAGTTATAGAGCCACAAGTGACCTTACAGTTACCCTATCAGGGGTAGCAACTACAGCTTTTACCCTAAATAGTGCAGGGACTACCCTTACTTTTAATACTGCACCTGCCCAAGATGCGGCTATCGAGATTAGAAGAAGAACGTCACAAACTACTAAATTAGTAGACTATGCTTCTGGGTCAGTTCTTACAGAGAGTGATTTAGATACAGATAGTGACCAAGCGTTCTTTATGTCACAAGAAGCTATTGATGATGCAGGTGACGTTATTAAGATTTCTAATACAAATTTTCAATGGGACACACAGAATAAAAGACTTACTAATGTAGCAGACCCAGTAAATAATACTGACGCTGTTAACAAACAATTTATATCTACAAACATACCTAATATTACAACAGTATCAGGTATTAGTTCTGATGTTACTACAGTTGCAGGTATAAGCTCTGATGTTACTGCGGTAGCAGGTGATGAAGCAGATATTGGAACAGTTGCTACGAACATAGCAAATGTAAACACTGTTGCTACAAACATTGCAGATGTAACTACCGTAGCAAACGATTTAAACGAAGCAATTTCAGAAATAGAAACTGCGGCAAATGATTTAAATGAAGCTACGTCTGAAATAGACACAGTATCAAACAATATTTCAAACGTAAATACAGTCGGTACAAATATTGCCAATGTAAATACTGTTGCAGGAATAAATGCAGATGTAACTACAGTTGCAGGTAATGATACAAATATTTCTACAGTAGCAGGTATTTCAGCTAACGTAACTTCAGTTGCAGGTATATCAGCAGATGTAACAAGTGTTGCTAATGATGCTACAGATATAGGAACAGTTGCTACGGATATTGCTAAGGTAAATACAGTTGCAACTAATGTTGCTAATGTAAACACAGTAGCAGGAAACAATGCTAACATCACTTCGGTTGCAGGTAACGAAACAAATATTAATACAGTTGCTGGAAACAACAGTAATATAAATACAGTAGCAACTAATAATGCAAATATTAATACAGTTGCAGGGGCAAACACAAATATTAATACAGTTGCAACTGACATTACCAATGTAAATACTGTTGCTACAAATATTGCTGACGTAAATAGTTTTGCTAATTCATACAGAATTGGTGCAACAGACCCAACAACATCTTTAGACGAAGGTGATTTATTTTATAATTCAACAGACAATGCTCTTAAATATTATAACGGCTCATCTTGGCAACAAATTACAGCAGATACAGATGTTAAAACTTTAGTTTCAGCAAATGATACAACAGCAGGTTTTTTAAATGGAAAATTAGTAGCAGGTTCAAATGTTACATTTACTGAAAATAATGACGGTGGAAACGAAACACTTTCTATTTCAGCAACAGACAATTCAATTCCTTTTGCAATAGCACTTGGATAAATAATTAAGGAGAAAAATAAACATGGCAAATAACTTTAATTCAACAACAGCTAGTTTGACAAATGCTACGTTGACTACAGTTAAGACCACTACATCTAACAAACAAGTTATGATTGGTTGTCTAGTATCTAATACTGGCACAACCTCTATACTTATAGATATAGTTCTTAATGATGGTTCTAACGATAGATACATTGTTAAACAAGCACCAATACCAGTTGGAAGTTCTTTAGAAGCTATATCTGGAAAAGTAATTATTCCTAATGGTGGTGCTGTTAAAGTAAAATCTGACAATGCTTCTGGTATTGCAGATGTAATTATTTCAACATTGGAAGACGTAGCATAGATGTATTTAGGAAATCAACCAGCATTAAGTTACACAAGTTTTGCTAAGCAAGACTTCACTACAAGTGCGACTACATCTTACACATTGGATAATCCAGTTGCTAATGCAAATGAGTTAGCATTATTTATTAACAATGTTAGACAAGAGCCTACAACTGCATATTCTGCAAGTGGAACTACACTAACATTAACAAGTGCTACTGCATCATCTGACGATATGTACTGTGTGTATTTAGGTAAAGCTGTTCAAACAGTAAATCCACCAAACGCTAGTGTTGGAACTGCACAACTTGTTGATGACGCAGTAACTAAAGCTAAAACATCTAATTTAATGTATCCATCTTTTCAAGCGTATCTTTCATCAAACCAAACTGTAACAAGTGGTACAACAACAAAAATTCAACTTAACACAGAAGATTTTGATACAGATAATGCTTATGATAATTCAACAAACTATCGTTTTACTCCTCAAGTATCTGGAAAATATTTTGTTTATGCAACAGTTAGAGGAAACGCAGGTACTTCTTCTTTAGATTTAGAAATGACAGCAATTTATAAAAATGGTTCTTCATATATTGAAAACCAAGTTGATTATAGAGGTAATGATGCACTATTAGCTGGTATATCAGTTTCTGCTATTATTGATATGAATGGTAGTTCAGATTATTTAGAGTGTTTTGCAAGATGTTTAGGTGGAACAACTATAAATGGTTCTTCAACAAGACCATCAATATTTGGTGCATACAGGATAGGAGATTAATAATGGCAATATCAAAAATACCAAGTGCTGGATTTCAAGACAATGTTAAGTTCAGAAACATCATCATCAATGGTGACATGAGCATTGCTCAAAGAGGAACTTCACAAGCTAGCATTACTTCTGCTGGTTATTATACAGTTGATAGATTTAGAACAGCAATATCTTCTTTAGGTACATTTACACAATCGCAAGATAGTGATGTACCAAGTGGTCAAGGTTTTACTACATCATTAAAAATGGATTGTACTACTGCTGATGCTTCTCCTTCTGCAAGTGACCAGTTATTAATTCAACAAAGAATTGAAGGTCAAAATTTACAATATTTAAAAAAAGGAACTGCTAATGCAGAAAGTCTTACATTAAGTTTTTGGGTAAAATCAAATAAAACTGGAACATACGTTGCTAATATTTTAGATAATGATAATTCTAGACAAATTTCAAATTCTTATACAATAAACGCATCAAACACTTGGGAGAAAAAAACTCTAACTTTTGCTGGAGATACTACTGGAGTTTTTGGTAATGATAATAATACATCTATTGAATTAAATTTTTGGTTAGGTGCTGGTTCTACTTACACATCTGGAACTTTACAAACATCTTGGACATCTACAGCAAATGCAGATTTAGCAGTAGGTCAAGTCAACCTTGCAGATAGCACATCAAACGAATGGTACATTACAGGCGTACAATTAGAAGCTGGAACAACTGCATCTGATTTTGAGTTCTTGCCACATGATGTGAATGAAAATAGATGTATGCGTTATTTTGAATATACAACTGGTGCAAACTCTCATGGTGGTTTGTATGCAGGTACAACATATATTGGTCATGTATTTTACAAAGTAAGAAAAAGAACAAGACCAACCTTATCTGATTGGACAGGTACATCTGGCTCAACATTAAATAATTCTAGTGGTGGTGACAGAGGTGGAACAGATAACATGTATTACACAAATCAAAATGCAGGTGCTTATGTCATTGTAGGTAAAATAGATGCGGAGTTATAATTATGAATAAAGAAAATATTACAAGTGCTGAATATAGTTACTGCGTTATTAGTGGTGAAAAAAATATGATTAAAGTAGTAGCTGATGAAATTGTTTATTGGATACCTAATGAGTGTCCAGAAAATAAAGACTATCAAACAATATTAGAATGGATAGCTGACGGAAACACAGTTATTGATAATCCACCAGAGGAGACACCATAATGGCTTATCTTGGCAGAGGATTAGATAAAATATCAAACATAGAGGTACTAGATAATATTACCTTTGATGGTTCTAGTTCTTATTCTATTACAAAAGGTTCAGTAGCATTTACACCAAACTCTGCTCAATCATGTTTGATTAGTATTGATGGAGTTGTACAGGCTACTAACTTCTCAGTAAATTCTTCAACAATT